GCTTCAAGATGACGGCGAATAACAACTTGAGATTCACCTTGTTGAGCCATAAGAGTAGACTGCTGAGAAAGCATTTGTGCAGCTTGACGAATACGCTGACCTTCAGAAGGAATATTTTTAATTTCCTCACGAATCTTATCAACAGTAGCGTTAATCTGACCAACAGACGCAGTCGCAGCACCAGCAGAAGCACGCTGATTCAAAGCCTGCGCCTCAATAAGATCAGCAGAAGCTTTCTTATTTTCAGTATCAGCCTGAATATTAGCGACCTGAGCAGACGTCATCTTCGACTGCATATAACTAGCACCCAAATCAGGCATACCAGCAGAAGACGCAGCAGAAGAAGTAGGAGAAGAACCAGACAAACCACCATAAGCAAGCATGGGATTCAAACCAGCAGCCTTCATGTCAGCAACAGAAGTCTGATAACGGGTTGCATATTGCTGGGCAGAAAAATCCTGCGCCGAGTCCTGACGAGCAGAAGAAGCAGAATTATTAAACAAACCAGAAACAATAGAACCCGCACCAGAAATCAACTGAGGGGCGACTTTCGTCGCCAAACCCATAATATCATCAAGTCCAAACATATCAGAAATGATCAATAAGACCAGGCACAGAATACAAAGGCATAGGACGAGCAGTTTTACAGTCGAAAAAAGAATCAAAAATAAACTGCTGACCATTAGCCGCAGCACCCACAGCAACAACACGTGAAACTGGAGGAGTATCCTCAATAAACGTGGAGTTAAGAGTAGGCAATGATGTAAATTTCTGAGCCAAATGCCAATTATCGATGGTACCAGAAGCAGTAGAACGGAACAAACCAGTAATCATCGAAGGTTTGTAACGATATTCAGCCCATCGCTCTTGATAACCAAACACACTATTATCGGTAGCAGTACCAGTGACATAAATTTCTTCGTTATAAACCGGTTGCTCGCCAAGCATAGCAAAAGCAGGGAAATAAAAATCATAACGAGTAGAACGAGACCACATACGGTGCAGACCTTGTTGATATGTCAAGTCAGCACGAACAGAAGCCAAACCAATAATAACACCATGCTCTGTAAAAGACTGAGTAAAACCATGATTATTAGCAACCACAGTACCAACACCAGCCAAATCACCTTGAGGAGTAGAACCACCAGTCAAACCAGTGCCTGAAGTCTGAGCAATAGGATTAATTACGATAGGAGCCGAACCGCCACCAAGATACTCAGGACGCTGAAGACGTGCATCAGGAGAAACAACACCAAAGTGACTACGAACGATCTCAGTATAGCGTGTACCACCGCGAGCATCCCTTTCAAGAAGTTTTTGAATTTGGAAAGATTGACGAAGTTGATTAATAGTAGCAGCAGTGGCAGCACTTAAATCAGCATAAAGAGCTTTTCCGGTAGCAGTACCAGAAGACAAATGAACAAAAGTAGCATCAACACCACTAGTATACAAATCACGAGCAACATTAGTACTATCAGCAACGGTTAACCGATCAGCACTAGTAGTGCCAGTACCAGCCAAAGCACGAATAGGAGCAGAAGTGCCCAACGGCAAAGTTACAGCAGTCCCACCTTTTTGAGGCCAAGGCAAAGAAGAAGTGAAATAGTCGTGACGCTTACCACGGCGCTGCAACGTGTAGTTTGCAACAGTGTCGGGACCATCACCCTTATCGACAACTCGAGAATTCTGCAAATTCTCATCGCGAAACCATTCATTCCAAATAAGGTTATATGCACGAGGCCAAAACGCACAATGGCTAACAGTAGAGCCAGCGGTAACCTGACCCACAGTAGGCAAACCCATATAATCCTGCAAAGAACCAATAGCATAACCACCAGCCGGGGAAACTTGTTGAGGAACAACATAAGAAATTGAATCTCCAGGGTTATCTTGCTGACCCATAAACTTCTGCCAATTATTCCAAATCAAACGATTAGGAACAAAAAAGAAAAAAGTATCCAAATGCATATTATCCATAATAGGATTAATAGGCGTAGCAAGACGAGCAAAAGCAGTCATCTTAAGATTAAAAGTATCACCCGGAAGAACCTCATCAACATAAATGGGAACAAGGTAACCAGCATCAAAAGTCGTCTTATGCGTAAATTGACGATTAAAAGAAGCTCGGGGAATATCAGCATGGGGAATCATCGCAAACTTATGCGGATCCACAGAACGATTACGGTGCATCATGAAAGAGTCCTTTTCAATTGAGAAAGCTGAGCAGACTGAACCTGCTCTTTAACATTCAAACGAGCTTGAGAATGTTCACCAGAAAGAAAATCAGAGTAGCCATCCAGCTCACGCTGAGCAACCAAATCAGAAAAAACTCCGGGATCTTCACGCTCAAATAAAACATCGTAATATTTAGGAGGCTTAGTTTTCACGCCATTAATAACCACATAATCACGAGGGTAAACGTCAGTACGGTATTTCTCCAACCAACGAGCACCTACGCCGGGCTTCAAAGACATATGATTAAACTCAGGCACAACTGAATTACGAATAACACCATCCTCATCCACAAACTCGGGACAAGCATAATGCTGGTCGGCAGCATCCCCAGTGACCTTCTGAACACAGTAACGAGCGATATACGCAGCAGACTGAAAAGTAACATCACCAATAGACGACAAACCAAACGGCCAAAGCTTTTCTAAAAACTTAGACGTGTATAACTTCTCACCAGAAGAAGATTTACGAAAATAAACCTTATCAGGAAAGTCATAGCCAAACAAACAAGCATGAAAATGAGGACGCGCCGTAGTCTCACCATACTCACCACCCATATAAAAACGGATGTTAGACTTAGAATTCTTACGGAGACGTTTCATAAAACGCTGAAAGTCGGGGTAGTTAAGCGAGCCACCTGGGGGGAGATGGTCCTCATCATAGGTAAGCGTGATAAAGGCGTTTCGGTCATATAGTGACGATTCATGAAGACAACGCATAGCCCATTGGCGTGACCGCTCAAGTCGGCATCCAATACATTGACCACACGGGAGCTCAAGCGAACCATCAACACCAGCTTTATTACGACTTACAAACTTTACCGAGCCATCCACCATCCGCACAGCAGGCATGGGATGGTAACAAGGCATTAGAGGCGCCAGCCGCCACGCATAGGGTTAGCCATATTCGCGGCCGCAACTGTACGTGTATGGGCTTGAAAACGCTTAGCAGACTTATGCTTATTAACGGGGGATCGAGAAACAGGTCTCATAAGGACTCCAAAGTTTGACAAAAAAGACACCTTAAAAAAAAGGTGTCACCTAGACCAGTTACATCAAGTAGAAAACTGGTCTAGCGGTGGTTATACCACCTTAAACGGACTCTTTCAAGTCCTTAGCACGAGCCACCATACGAGGCATCTCAAGCACCTGGACAATCCCAGTGGAATCGTCAAAAGCTCCAATCTCATACAACTCAAAATCATCAGGATAGCGAGCAATATCTTGCTCAGAATCCTTACGATTCACTTCGTCACGAAGAGAACGCACAGCAACCGCAACAGCGGGAACAAAAACAGGACGGCCAAACACTTGAGCAGCCGTATCCTTAACAGAAACAATGACTTGCAACATAAAAACTCCAATCAAGCAAATTTAACAGACAAAGACTCAACCTCAGCAGCATTGCGCTCATAAATAGCAGCAACATCAGGATTAAGAGCAGAACGAGCAGAACGCTTCAAAGAAGCAACAAGAAGGGTAAGACCCTTACGAACCAACAAACGATCAGCATCACTCATAGGAATAGCATTAGCCATAAAAAACTCCAAAAAACAGTGCAACATCGCACAAAAACAATTATACACACAAAAACAAAAAAACCCACCGAAGTGGGCTAGGGATTTCCCTAATAGACAAGCACGTTAGCCTGCGGCAGCGCCTCCATCGGGAGTACCCGACGGAGGTACAACTTGAACACGCATAGGTGGCACCTCAGGCTGCTGAGGACGCAACAAACCAAGACGACGAGCCTCATCACGGTTGGCATCATCTTCACAAAACTCCATAAAAGCTTGAGGATCATTACCAAAACGAGCACGAACCTCAGCAGGAACACGCAAAAAAGCCTCTTCAGTAGTTCGAATCAAATTCATAGCAGTATGAAAGTCAGGAATATTAGTAAAATCACCAGACTTAGGCATTACAACCTGTCCAGGCAACTCACCAGTTAAACCGAACTTACGAACGATCGTATTAATATTCGACTCCTCCTCAGCAGACTGAAGAGCCAAAGATTCTTCAGGACAAACCAGACCTGTCTCATTAGAGACTTGCTCACGGTCATAATTAAAAGAAGAACGAATAAACATAAAAAAACCTCACTTGCGGATCAAACCGCGAATAATATCAACAACGGGCTTCAATTCCTTAGAAGTCCGACCCAAATTGTCCAAAGACTCAGCAGCAGAAGCATCCAAGTTCAAAAGCGTAGTCTCAGAACGAAGCTTACCAATCATGGCTTCAAGATGACGGCGAATAACAACTTGAGATTCACCTTGTTGAGCCATAAGAGTAGACTGCTGAGAAAGCATTTGTGCAGCTTGACGAATACGCTGACCTTCAGAAGGAATATTTTTAATTTCCT